AACCATCTTTTAGCAAATTCATAAGTATCTTTAGATACATGAGTTTTACTAATTGATATTTCCACACCTAATGCACTAATCACACGTATATATTCTTTTGCAACGTTATCGTTTTTTATAACAATATCATCGCCAAGAATTATATACTGATCGAAATTTTCGATCCCACAAAGTGATGCACAATAGTGTACCACTAAGTGGTGAGTTAGTGTAAAAGCTGCTCAAGATGAGTAACTCCCCATAGGTTGTCCAGCAGCATATTTAATATATGCTAAGGAATCAACTGAAGGTTTATCAGCCTTATAGATTGCAGAAATAGCAAATTCTTTAAGCTGATCTCATTTTGTGATAGGTATTACAAACTTTCTATTAGAAAGAATGTATTTCCATGAATTACCAAGTTTGTTATCTCCGAATATACGGATTAACAAACGTTTTTGTAATTCAATGGGAAATCTATCAGTAGCAGAAGAAAGGTCTAATGATCAGAATTGATGGTTGTTAGTCATATCCCAGCTATGCCTAGGATCCTGGGTAAAAGTCCTATCACATGGAAGTTTCTTCAATAAAGAGAAGATCTTTTCATGAATAGGCTTAAGAAATAATTGAGTATAGTAATCAACTATAGCAATTATTCTAAGTTTTGCCTCAGGATCCCTGACATAAGATAATTTACCCATTAAACGTATGGGATTTGAATTATTATAATGATGTCAGGCATAACTGTAAGATTTGCAGAAATAATCAACACCGTTAATATCTGTTAAATCAAATATTGACTGCATTGTAGAATAGTCATAACATAAAAGACTATCCATAGCAGTTAATGTGGCTTTCCCATTTGGGCCAGCCTTTGATGACAGATATATATCTTTTGATTTATCAAAAGTAGGTTTTGAAATAAGCAACTTGTTATTTCTAACAAACTTATTTATAAAACCACTCGGTATGGTATATTTACCAGTTGATTTCTCTGTAATGGTAGCAAAATTGGGTTTTACTTTTTCTCAATCCTTCTTTGAGAGCACAAGAGCTCTACTAAAAAGAAGAATTGTAAAGAGAAATTTTAAATCTCCAACTGTACCATTAACTAAAGGTTTAAGAAAACTTAAACGCTTTGGTCAACCATCACGGTCAATTCCTATAGCTAAGGTATTAGTAAACAGAGGTTTACCACACACATAACGTGTGCAATGTAAACG